ATTACCATTCATTCGACCAGATTATTTCTCAGACAATGCAGAAAAGATTGTATTCAAAGAAATATTTGATTTCTTAAATCAATACAAGAATCCTCCGACACATGAGGCACTCGTAATCAACTTCACAGAGAAGAAAAATCTAACTGAGCCTCAAGTTCAAGAGGCAATTGAGTTACTAAACAAAGTTCATTCAGATAAAGATGAACCGACTGAAACACAATGGTTGATTGAACAAACTGAAAAGTTTTGCCAAGATAAGGCTATCTACAATGCCATTATGGAATCTGTTTCTATTCTGGATAGTAAGAGTGAGAAAAGAACTAAAGGTGAAATACCTCAACTTCTAAGTGATGCTCTTGGTGTTTCATTTGACAATAATATCGGTCACGATTACACACAAGACTTTGATTCTCGTTATGATTCATATCACAGAGTAGAATCTCGTATTCGTTTCGACCTTGACCTCTTTAACAAGATTACAAAAGGCGGTCTCCCGATTAAGACATTGAACATTGCACTTGCTGGCACTGGTGTTGGTAAGTCTTTGTTTATGTGCCATGTGGCCGCAGGTAATCTATCACAAGGTCAAAATGTTCTCTATATCACAATGGAAATGGCAGAAGAAAAGATTGCAGAGAGAATCGATGCCAACTTATTGAATATTGATTTAGATGAATTGAGAACAATCAGTAAAGAAGATTACACAAGAAAATTCTCTGCATTGAAAGCAAAGACACAAGGTAAGTTAATCATCAAAGAATATCCAACTGCTGGTGCATCTGTATTACATTTTCGTGCATTGTTGAATGATTTGGCTTTGAAGAAGAATTTCAGACCAGATATTATCTTTATTGATTATCTAAACATTTGTTGTTCTGCTAGAATTAAACCTGGTGCAAACGTAAACAGTTATTCATATATCAAGGCGATTGCAGAAGAACTTCGTGGTCTTGCCGTTGAGTTTGGATTGCCAGTTGTCTCTGCTACACAAACAACTCGTAGTGGTTTCAGTAATTCTGATCCTGGTCTTGAAGATACTTCTGAATCTTTTGGTCTGCCTGCAACTGCCGACTTTATGTTTGCGTTAGTGAGTAATGAAGAACTTGAGGCCTTGGGTCAGATTCTTGTTAAACAATTGAAGAATCGCTATGGTGATCCAAACTTACATAAGAGATTTGTTCTTGGCATTGACCGTGCAAAGATGAGACTGTATGATGTAGAAGATTCCGCACAACAAGATATTGTTGATGCAGGTATTCCTGATAAACCAATAAACACATTTGGTAATCGTGAAAGAAGAAAAGACTTTGGTGGTTTGAAAGTATGAAGTTAACACAAGAACAAGCCGTTCATTGTGCAAATGTATTCTCGGACTACTTTGATAAGTTTGGTCGTATTGATGAATACATGCGTGAACAAAAAGTGGCATCAATGTCAGAAAGGTCACCTGTACTCTTTGGTATAGGACCTGAAGAAGACTTGTTCTCTGATTTCACAATGTCACCTGCTGACATGGAGTTTGAACTCATTGAATTGCCACAAGACCGATGGGACACTTACTTGAATATGATTTCTTCACATTCAAATATGACAAGTATACCTGGTCGTTGTTTGCGTTTGGCAATAATTGAAAAGAAAACTCAGAAGTGGGTTGGTTTCATTCGTCTTGGTTCTCCTGTTATTAATTGCAAACCTCGTAATGATATGTTAGGTCGTGTATTCACACAACATGAAAATGGCGCACAACGATTCAATGCTTGTGCTGCGATGGGATTTGTTATCGTACCTGCACAACCATTTGGTTTTAATTATCTTGGTGGTAAATTACTGGCTGCGATATGTTGTTCACATGAAGTTCGTAAGATGCTTGATGACAAGTATAAAATGACCACTTGTTTGTTTGAGACTACCAGTTTGTATGGTAGTTCTAAGGCAGTATCACAGTATGATGGTATGAAACCTCTGATTCGTTTCAAAGGTCTAACTGATAGTGATTTCATGCCTATGTTACATGGCAAAATCTATAGTGACTTGAAAGATTACATTGAAGATATCATAGGTGAAGATTTGGCACCACAAGATGCATCTAGTCGTAAACTGAAGATATCTAATACAATGGTCAATCTTATTAAGGTTGCACTTAAAGGCACACCAGAAGGTGATAGGTTTAAGTTGACTATTGAGAACGCAAAGAACTTGAATGAACAGAAGCGATACTTCATTTCAGACTATGGATTTAAGAATATGATAGAGTTTGTCAATGGTGATACAGAGAAGTTATTACCTGGTGAAAACTATGAGAAACATCATCTGGCCAATATCATTGAGTGGTGGCGAAAGAAAGCAATGAATCGTTTTGACACATTAACAACAGAAAAGCGCATTAGGAATGAACAAGAAGTCTGGACAAATGGAACTGTGCTTGACATAATTCGGTAACCGTGATAGTATAAATACCTAATAAACAATTTAGGTATTTAAGATGAAAATTCCAACGAAAGTTAATGTAGATACAGAAGGAAAAGTTTCAGGTGCAGGTTCTGAAATTACTGCACTTGCAGAGAGTTTACAGGCCTATGCTTGTGCGACAAGACAACACCTCGGTAAAGACTTAATGGATGCTTCACAAATTACCGATAAAACAATTTCTGATGCCGATTGTGACAGAACATTAAAACAATGTATGTCTGGTTTGGATGAAAATTGGCTTAGAAGCGTTGTGTTAACTGCTAATTTAATTTTTGAAGAAGTGCCTGGTGCTAAAACTGGTAAGAATTTCAAATTTTATCGTGGTGGAAAATTAGTTGATTCAATTTATAATGAATGGCGTACTCACAAAAAAGGTAGTGGCATCACAGGTGATGATAAATGGAATCCTGCTGACATTTGGATGATTAAAAAGACTTTCAAATTTAAGACTGGATGGAAAACTTTATCGGAATATAATCGTTATGTCTATGATGAATTCGCACATACTAACATGATAGGCATTTCATTAAAGAAAATTGGACCAAAAGATTCTCCACATTCTAAAATTTTTAATAATGGTAAACCACTTGTAGCCCAATACACAGGTGTTAAACTTGGTATGAATATGATTGATTCTAAGGACATTTACATACAATATAAAGCCGAAGGTAAACCTGGTGAAGTTCAATTAAGAAATTTCTCAAGTCGACCAGTTCCGTCTTCATGGCAAGGTGAGATTAAAGGCAAGGCAGCTGCCGGTGGTAAAATTGGTGGTGGTATTATTTTTGAAGGTGCAATTGATGTTGGTGTACAAAAAGCAAAATTAACACTACCACAACAAACACCTATTGATAAACCCTCAGATGCAGACTTCAAAAAATTTGCAATGATGTTCAAAGATTTATCTGGATCAAAAGAGAAAGTAGAAACTCTGACAGTTCAAGCAAAATCTGGACATAGAAAAGATAAGACTTGGTGGATGTCCAAGTATATTGGAATCAATTTAGTTTATACAGTATTAAAAGAAAAGAAAATGGATAATTTATGTGCATATATTTTTCAATATGCATCATCCGCAACCAAGAATAGTAGTATATTCATAAAGTATAGTTAATATGAAATTCACACAATTTTTAACCGAAGCAAAAAAAGAAGGTGCAAACCTTCACCTAGAACACCTTGAAGATGAAATTCTGAATCGTGGTGTTCAAGGTGGTCGTGATGCAATTAATTTTTTGCAATCTCTCAGGGATATGCTTGCGGGTCATTCATCGTCAAAAGTAAACACCACAACAAAGTGGGATGGTTCACCTGCAATCTTTTGTGGTATTAATCCAGACAATGGTAAATTCTTTGTTGGCACAAAAGGTGTATTCAATGCAAATGCAAAGTTGAATTATACTGATGCAGACATTGATAAGAACCATCCAGGTGAAGGTCTTAATGCAAAACTTAAAGTTGCTTTACGATATCTTCCAAAACTTGGCATCAAAGGTGTTCTGCAAGGCGATATGATGTTTGCAAAAGGTGACCTAGATGAGAAGACACTTGATGGTGAAGACTATATTACATTTCAACCAAACACATTAATCTATGCTGTGCCATCTGATTCTAAGTTGGCAAAGACAATGCAGGCTGCACAAATGGGTGTTGTGTTTCATACTTCATACACAGGTAGAACATTTGCTGATATGAAGGCATCATTCAACATTGATATCAGAAATCTTACACCGACTAAAGATGTTTGGTTCCGTGATGCATATTTTACCGATGCATCTGGTACTGCATCATTCACAGAAGAAGAAACAAAACAAATAACTTCTATTCTTTCTTCTGTTGGTTCATTATTCAAACAAACAAGTGCAATGTCTATTGGTAGAATTTCTGGTAATGATACAATCAGAGAGTACATTAAGACATTCAACAACACCAAAGTGCGTGAAGGCCAAAAGATTACTAATACTGCCGCACACACAAGAGAATTATTGAAGTGGGTTGAAGAAAAACTAAACAAAGATATTGTTTCTGCAAAGATGGAGAAGACAAAGAGAGATAAGACCATGATTAAGAATGAAATTATGCGAACTCTCCGTGGTGCTGCAAATGATTTGAAAAATGTATTTGATATGCAAAATGGCATGGTTGATGCCAAGAATATGATTATTAAAAAGTTGCAACAGATGAAACAAGTTACCAGTACCTTTGTTCAAACAGAAGACGGTTTCAAAGTGACAAATCCCGAAGGTTTTGTTGCAGTTGATAGGTTGACAGGTAATGCAGTTAAATTGGTAGATAGACTTGAGTTCTCGCATTTGAATTTTACTGCACAGAAAAACTGGAGTAAGTGATGGCATATGATATAAATAAAATTCTTGCTGAGTATGGTGATAACGATTTTGGATTCTCTGCGGTATCAGAAGAAGAATACAATGCAGTCATTGCCGAAAAAGATGAAACAGTTGAAGAATATAAATCAAGATTGATACAAGTAGAAAAGTTAATTATGCCATTTCTATCAAATCTTTTAAAGACGGCAGATAAACCATACATCAATTGGCCAAATAGAAAACCAATTCTTGAATCTCAAATTCAAAAGATTCTTACCTTGACTAGAGGATAAAATGACAGAAGCAATTCGAAGAATAACAAAATCAAGAATATTAAAAGAACAGATAACCGAAGCGGGTTATGTTGGTAACATTGGCATTATGGAACTGGTAAAGTTTCAACAAAAGGCTTCACAAAAACAAAAAGATATGTTACAATCTTTTATAAAGAAAAAGAAAAATAAAGAGGCATGGAATTTAGTTCAAGATGTTACAGGCGTGAAGTTGCATAAGAGTGTGACAGAACAGGTGTATCGTGGTGATTGGGTAAGACATCCAGAGAATCAATGGAATATAGGTCAAATACAAAGTATTGACAATGACCAAGCACTGGTCACATGGAAAAAAATTGACAAACGAAAGA